CGGGTTATCAATTCGCGCCAGCAGCACCTTGGTGTCGTCGTCATAGGCGACCCACTTGGTTTCCGAGGTGTTCTGGTCTTTCTTGGTCAGTCGCAAAGCCATGGTAAATCCTCACGCCACGCCGAAAAGGACCGCCCCGGCTGGCGTTGGTGCCGGGGCAGTCAAGGGGTGAATCGGTGTTACGAGACGGTGATGGTCGCGGTGCCGAGCTTCGTGCCGTCGTACTTGCTGGTCGCGGTGATGACCGCCGAGCCGGATGCCACGCCAGTGACCAGGCCCGTCGAGCTGACGGTCGCCTTACTCGGGGAACCGCTGGTCCAGTTGACGCCTTGCGGAGCGCCGGCCGGTGCCACGGTCGCGGTCAGCTGCTGAGTGCCAGCGACGGCGATGGTTGCAGTGCCTGGGGCCACGCTGACGCTGGTCGGGGCTACGTATGGCGCGCGGGTGATGGTTGGGGCGAGTTTGGCCACGGTGTAGTTCAGCGTCACCTCGATCAGGTCGCGCTTGCCGCCGCTCGGCAGTTCGCCGTCTACTTCCACCGCCGGGAAGGCGAAGGTGTATTTGTTGCCCACGCTGTCGGTGATCGGGAACTCGACCGCAACCGGTTTACGGGTGAAGGTGTTTTTCCAGATCGACCAGGCCTTCGCCGACCAGGCCAGCGTGATGGTGCCGGTGATGGCCGCCTCGGTGGCGATCTGCGCACCCGGGCCCATCTTGTCGGTGCCGATGCAGCGCTGAGCCTGCAGGCCGTTGTCGAGGCTGATGGTCATGGCCGAGACGCAAGCCTGGCCTTCCAGCGATGCACCATCCACCAGGAGAGTGCCCACGTTGCCATTCGACAGGAACGGGGTTGTGGTCGGGGCTGCCGGCGCAAGCACGATCGGCGTGTCGCTGTCGGTGTAGTCCAGGCAGGCCGTGCCGAAGGTGACGGTGATCTTGCCGTCGCTCGGGATGTCCAGGGCGAAGGTCGGGATGTGCACGCCCTTGAACAGGGAGTAAACGCCAACGTCCATGTAGTTCTTGGCGATACTGAAGGTGTGGCGCACATCGCCAACGGTCAGGACGTTGCCGGTCCATGTGCCGTAGAAAGCGGCCTCCAGCAACTTGTCGAAGCTGCCGTAGGACAGTTCGGCGGTCAGGTCGCCGCCGATGTCGGTACTGGTCACGACCGAACCCTGACTGATCCGCGAGTCGGTGATCTCGTCGCTGGTCGCCGTGTTGACGGTCGGGGTCATGGCATTGCCGGTCAGCCGTAGCGTGTCCCAGGTGCCGGAGCCGGGAGTAACGCCGGGCGTCACCTCGGCAATGATATAGCTGGTTACTTTTGCGCCTGAACTCATTTTTCCACCTTTCTGTGGGCATAAAAAAACCCGCACATGGCGGGTGGGATGGGTGTTGCCGGATCAGCCGGCGCGGAACCGGATGTTTACGTTGACCTGATAGAAGCCCTCGAACTCGACGCCCGGGATCTGGCCAGCCTCAAGGCATTCGAGGTCGCCCGATTGCCAGTAGGCAAAGTGCGCTTCGAGCTGATCCGACAGGACGTTGAGCGCCTTGGTGCCGGTGCCGATCCGGGCGAAGCATTGGATGCTGATCTGACCAGGCTTGCGGGTGTACGGCTTGTCAGCCATGCCAGCCATGAAGGCCGTGGCGTGCTGGATGTTCAGGCGACACCAGAGGCCGTCAGCCGGCGGCGTGAAGGTCGTGGTGTTCGGGTAGTCGATACTGGCTTGCGGCAGGCCGGTAAAGGCGACCATGCGCGCCGTGATCAGCTTGCGGATGTCTTCATAGGTCATCGGTAGGCCTCTGATACGCCGATCCAGGCTAGGTCATAGACGCCGCCCGGGGCCTGGGTCGAATGCCCGAGCTCGAGCATTTCGCCGTAGGGGCTGTTCGTCTGGATGTAGATCACGGGGTAATTCCCTGACGCCTTGATCATCATCGCGCCCTTGTTGATGGTGTCGCGGCCGGATGGATCAACGTTTTCGACGACCGTGAAGTCAGGCGAGCCCACCGATACGATGTGACTGCCGCGGAACGTGCCGCCGATGTAGCCCTTGCCGGCGGCCTTTGCATCGACAAAGAAGTTCTCCTTTCGCTCACGCTGGGTCAGCTTCTTGAATTGCTTCTTGCCGGTGTTGGTCGCGTTGCGGGCGTCGACGTTGGCGTCGTAGGCATCGGCCAGAGCCGTGTTCTGCGCCCGTAGCTCGGTGTTCGCCTTCCACAAATCCGGGTTACCCACGGGCGAGCGGTTGACGACTTCGGTCAGCATGGCCATGGCGATAACGCGAACATGCTGCGTCACGTCCTCGTCGATCTGGTCGGCGAAGTCGCGCAAGCTATGGCTCCAGCCGGCTTTGGCGTTCATTTACGTTTTCCTCAGTTGGATCTCGTAGTGAGCGCCGGCCGGGTCGACCTGGACATTGATCACGTCGAACTCGTTGATCTTGTGGCCCACGGCAGGCGTTCCGGTCGTTTCGTTGGTCAGCGCAATCAGCAGCTGGTCGGTCGCCAGAATGTTGATTCCGTCCACGGCCTGAGACTTGAAGGCATCCATCACGCCGCGCCCGGTATAGGTCACGGTGACTGCCGTTGTTGTCTCTTCCACTGGGTCATAGACGCCCGGCCCTTGATACGAGCCGGTGAACGGCACAACCGCGTCGGCCAGGTCGGTATCGAATGCCTCAGCCAGGTCGGCTTGGATCTCTTCGCGCATTCCCATGGGTCACCTGCATACGTCGAAGCCGAAGGACGACCGAAGCCAGGGGTTCAGCAGCGCCAGAGCGAACTGGATACCCTCGGCCTGGGCCTTGGTAGAACTGGAATCGATGGTGCCGAACGTCTTCGATGTCGTTACCGATCCCGCCTTGACGGTCTTGGCCTCCAGCGATCCAGACGACTGCTGCTGGTACAGGACGCCATCGGCGGCACACTTGGCCAGCTCGGCGCCTGCCTGCTTGATCTCGTCAGGTATCGCGTCCATGTCGACGCCAGAGAGGTTCAGCGAGGTCAGATAGGCATTGGCCTGTATGACGGCGCGGTCTTTCTTATCTGGAGTCGTCCAGTCGGTGCCGAGGATGGTGTCCACGTCGGCCACGGTGATGTAGGTAGCCATCCGGCCTCCGGTTGAATGAGTGGGGCCGTAGCCCCGGTGTTACGGCTTGGCGTCAGGCTTGGCCTTGGTGGCTTTCTCGACGCGCTCGGCTTCGGCCTTCTTCAGCGCATCGACTTCAGCCTGCAGAGCGTTACGCTCTTGGGCGATTTGATCGCGACTGCCGGCCAGCTCGGTAAAGCCGGTGTGGATCTTGGTCAGCGCGTCGAACAGACGGATTGGCAGCTCGCCAGCGCCCGGGTGTTCCAGAGGGCTCACGCCTTCGAGGGATTCGATCAGGCCGCGCAAGCCGTCACGCTCAGCGCTCAGGTTGTCGATGGCCTCTTTCAGCTCGATCTCTGCTTGCGACAGAGTTACCTCGATCGCCAGTGCCGCCGGGACTTCCTTCAGCGTCACCTTAGGCGGTTTCTCGCACTCGCCGTCGCGACTCTCGGTCACGTTGGCGTCGATGATGCGCAGACCGGCCTTCTTGGCGATGGCCTTGATGTCATCCTCGTAGCGGTGAAACGGCCCGGGCAGATACCAGATGTTTTTATCGGTCATGCTTGATCCTCAGCCGCGCCAGGTTTCCCCGGCGCGACATTCAGTGGGTTACTTGGAAGCGTCACCGATCAGGGCCACGCCAGCGGTGTGCTTGATGCTGGCCGCGGTCTTGTCCCAGTTCGAACCGGTCGCCAGTTCGGCGTCGGTCGGAGACTTGCCGCCGTTGGCGGTGTCCCAGGTGTAACCCTTCAGGCCCAGGGCGAAGGTGTAGTCGGTTTGCAGCGTGGTCTCGATACGCTCCTTGCCGTTGGTGGTCTGGACGTTGCTGATGATGTCGCGGCTGTCGTGAACCAGTGCCGCGCCCTGAGCCAGGGAGAGGATGATCTCCTTGTTCGGGGTCCCAGCGACCATCAGGGCTGGGGCGTCAGTTACGACCGAGACCTTGCCGAGGATGTCGATAACGCGGACGTTGCCGGCCACAAACAGCTGAGTGGCGTTGTTGATGGCCTGATCTACCAGCTTGTGGTAGGTGGTGCCCTGCATGATCTGCGTGACCAGGTTCTGCGAGGCATCGCCAAACTTGGCGTGCGCATTGTTCAGGCCGGACTGAGAGATACCGGCGGTGGCCGACACGTCGTTGACGGCCGATGCTTGAGCGGTGATCGCGGCAACCAGCGCGGCGATGGCGGTGTTCAGCTGATCCTTCAGCAGGATCTCGGCAAAGGCGCGCGATGCGACCTCGATGCCCTGAACGGTTGGACGCTCCAGCCAGGTCATTTGCGACGGCTCGTAACGAATCGGACCGAAGCCACCGGCAACCTTGACCGAGGAGTTTTTCAGCTCGGTCAGATCGGTGATTGGCGCTGCACCGTTGGCGGCGTAGCGGTCTACGCGGCGCTGGGCAGCGGCCAGGTTCTGGAAAAACGACTCTTGCAGGAAGTCGCCGGTGAAGCCGTCCGGAGACAGGACGATAGCGCCGCGGCTGGCAGCGTTGAACGCCGCAAGCATCTGATCCAGGCTTTCCAGCGTGGCCGGCATGATGAAATCGTTGAACACTTGCATTTGAGACAGGGACATAAGGTCAATCCTTTACTTGAGGGGGAGGTCTGGGAATCTGCTTGCGAGCGCTTTGGTGCGCTCGTCTTTGGTGCCGCCAATGTTGCCTTGTGCGGCCCCGCCGCCTTTACCTGCACCGCCGGCCCCGCCGCCAGATGCCTTACTGCCAGCGATCAGCGGACCGAAGGCCGGATCGTTGGTGAATTCTGCTTTCAGCTCGTCCAGCGTTGCCGCCGAGAGCTTGCCGGAGGCGTCCAGCACGACGACGGTGGGTTTGCCGTCTCGCTGCTCGACGCTCAGCCGGCGTTCGATGTGGGGAAGCAATGCCTTGGCGCTGCCGGGGATGGCCAGCGTGGTTGCGATGTCAGTAGCGGTGCGGCCGACAGTCAGATCCCTGATCTGATTGCTCAGCGTGCCTCGCTCCTGCTCCAACATGCCGTTCAGCTCAGCTTCGCGGCGGTTGTACTTCTCGGACCAGGACCGCTCGAGCTCTTCGACGTTGCCGGACTTGCGCGCGGCTTCTTCGCGATCCAGGCGGGCCTGCTCTTCAGCATCCTTGCGCGCCTTGTCGGCGGCCTTCTTCTCGTCGAGAAGTTCCTGAACCTTCGACTTCAGGCCGCTCACGTCTTCAGGTTGCGGCAGGCCTTCGATGTTCAGGACGTACTTGCCGCCCTTCTCGACGTACATGGCTTGAACGGATTCGTCGACGCCTTCGAGGGTGTCCAGTTGGAATTTCAAGGTCATTGCTGTCTCCCAGAGACTTGGTGCAGGCCCTGCCTGCGGATGTAAAAAAGCCCCGCGGGTGCGAGGCTTGATAATTGCGCGCTACGTTTTGCGCTGTTGCGTTTCGTGGCGCGTTAGAACAGTGCGATACGCTCAGCCAGCAGGCTGGAATACTCGACCATGGCGCCAAGCTGGGCGGTCAGAAGCTCGTTTTCCTTGGCCGGCAGACCTTTGAACAGGTCGGTATCAAAGAAGGCGGACAGCTTCCCTATCTTGTCATCGAGCTGGACCTTCTCGCCGATGACGCGCTGCTGGTGCGGCGGCAGGTGTCCGACGTGGCCCATTGGCAGGTAGGCAGCCTCGAAAACAGCCTTTGGCGACCAGCTGACATAGCCGTCTGGATACTTCACTGCGTAGCCGGGCTCTGGCGCCTGATCTGGTGCGCGATCTGCGCCGCCAGTGCAGTAGCTGTTGCAGCTCTCATCGCCCTTCTTGCAGTCGACACCGCAGACCTTGACCTTCTTTGGGCTGTCCTGCTCCCACGCAACGATCTGTTTTGTTCCAATGTAATCCTGAGTCATGGTGTCCCCTTGGGTCATAGGCCGGCGCGCTCGAATGCGGCCGATTCTTTTTCGCGCAACTGAGCAAGGGTTAACGTCTTGCCGTTGTCGTCCACGAACTTATCCAGGGTTAACTCGCCCTTCGTGAAAAGCTCGTAACGGTTCGGCCCCAGCACGTCGCGCTGAAACGATGCAGGCTGGCGGGATAGCCATTCCTGATAGGTGGTCTTGCTCGATACCAGTTCGGCCCCGTCTGGCCCGACAGCGGGTCGCGTAGAGCCTTTGATCTCTCGGGCGTATTCAGCCTTGAGCACTGGAACGGTCGAAGTCCTGCAATTCCAGTGGAAAGGAGGCTTCGGCGCGTCGAACAGGAACACCTTCTGATCCACCTGACGGCAGAACGGTGAGGTCTTACCGTCCAGAGTGGCAATCGCTCGCCACCCTTCGAGGATGTCGTCGTTCGCCTTCAGCACTTCCATGCGAGCCGTCGACGCGACGTGATTGGTCATGGTGCGAACCAATGCCGACGCCTGATCCTGCTGCATCTGGTGCACGCTGGAGAGGCGCCCGCCAATCTGCTGGCTGGTCTCGCCCAGGGCAGAACCGATCTGGATCTCGCCGATGATCTCGGCGGCCTTCTTGGTCCCGAACTGGTCAAGCGCACCGCTGATGCTGATTCGTTGCAGGCCCTTGCGCGCCTCCAGCTCCAGAGGGTCAGCCATCGCAGCCGCGGCGACCATTTCAGGCGCCGGGACATTGAACTGAACAACCGCCTTGACCGCCTTGCCGAGCATGGTCGCGTTGAACTCAGCCTCATAGGCGCCGAAGCTGGTCAGATCCATGACGACCTGACCCTTCATGTCGCCGTAGATGGCCGCCAGATCGCCGGACAGCGCGTCAATCTGCGAGGCATACCGCTTGGTGCCGTAGGCGCTCAATCCAGCCGCTACGCGCTCCTTTGCAGTGTTGATCGCCCTACTGATGAACTTGGCGGCCCGTTTCAGGTTGCCGCCGGCATAGCGCTGGACGTAGATCTGGTGACGGGTTGCCGAATCAGTCAGAAACCCATCGGCACTCATACAACGCTACCGACCACCGGAGGGGTCGCCTCGATGTCGTTGTCGATGTCGTCGTCGGAGCGATCAGCCTCGATCGTGCCCGACTGGCGCAGGTTGGTGCGTAGGTCTTTCTTGGCGATGACGCCCTGCTGCCACAACTGGACTTGCGCCAGGATGTCCTGAGCAGTCATCACCTCGTCGAAGAAGGCCTGATTGAGCCAGAACACGGTGTCCTTCTCGTTCGGCTCGCCGATCATGAAGCGCTCAGCGTCCAGGATGGCCCGCTTCAGTGCCTCGGAGACGTTGCCGGCCACTGTGCCCAGGATCGAGTTGTCCGAGCTGTAACGGATGCGCGCAGCCTCGGCTGTCTCGTTGCCCCCGCCCCTCTGGACGATGCGAGCGCCGATCATGACCATTTGCTCTTGCTTGTCGCGCATGAGCTCAAGGGACAGCTGCGTCTCCTTGGCCTGCACCAGCGAGGCGCTGCCGGACTTTCCGAGGTTGTAGCCGCGACGACTGCCGATGCGCATCCCGTTCGGGTTGAGCTTTACGAACTCATCCGGGGAAATGTCCGTGGTCAGGAACAGCGTCGGCTGGCTGCTGATGAAGCCTGCCTCTTCCACCGTGGCCGAGTTGCCATAGTGCAGGATGTTCACGTCGGCCAAGTCTTCGAGCGGCGACTTGTCGATGTCGGCGTCGTTGTTCTCGGAGCCGAAGAAGCTGAACGGGATGTGATCGAATGGCTGGCCTTGCTTATCGGTCGGGCTCGACGCAGTGAAGTCTTCGCTGCCTTCCTTGTAGACCCGCTGCTCATACCGACCGTCGATCAGCAACAGAACGCGATTCTGCTTGTATTCCTCGCGGGACAGCTGGGCGGCATCGAATACCGACACGCACTCCCGCAGGTTGACGTAGACCAGGTGCTTCACGCCGTCGATGACCTGCTCGTCCCAGTCGATGATCGACTCGGCGTCGTAGAAATGGATCAGGGCTTTCTGCTTGGCCGCATCCGCCATGGATGAAACGCCGCTGACTGCCTCAACCTTCGGGTAATCGACCAGAAAACCGCCGCGCCCAGTGTCCAGACACTCGCCGACCGCCTTCTTCGACAGCTGCTCAAGGCTGGTGCCGTCGCCGCTGGCGTTCTCTTTCAGGTATTCAACTTCGGTCGGCAGTCCAAGTTCGGCAGTCTTGCGGAACACGGCGCCCAGCAGGCCGGCCCGGGTGCGCCCGGTGATGTTGAGGAACATCGCCCGCTTCTTGAGCTGTTCGTACCGAGCCAGGTTCTCCGGCGACTTGTCCGTAGGGTCTGGCATCGGCAGGTAGATATTGTGCTTGCGCACCTCGCGCGCGCCTTTGACGCATCGCTTCACCAGATGCCAGCCAGGCAAAGCATCTGCGTACTCTTTTCGAGTGTCGCTGTAATTCGCCATGGATGGCCTCAGAAGGTGAATGTGACGGGGATATCGGTCATGGTCTTGCGCTTGGTCTGGGAGACCGCGAAGTAACGCCAGGCGTCCGCACCGTGAGACGTGCCGTCGTGCAATGGCTTGTCTTTCCAGCAGCCGCGCTTGTCGTCCCACTCCTTTCGGTAGCCCTCAAGATGGGTGATGCCTTCGTCGCACTTTTCCTCATCGAACGCGCAACGCGGCAGGATCTCCCGCGCTGCCTCGATGCCGTCATCGACACCAATCTTTGGAACGACCGTGAATGTCAGGGTGTAACGCTGACCGTCGATCTCGTAGCCTTCCTGGGCGATTTCCTTGCGCGTCTTGGCATCGCTGCCGAACTCGCGGTTTTCGATGTCGTGCGGCCCCCAGTGCTCGGAATAGGTGTAACCCTTGTCCTTGAGCACCTTCATGTAGTGCCGCAGGCCTTCGCCGCTGTTCTCGTAGTAGTCGATGACGTGGTATTCGGTGCCGACCTGACGCACGAACCAGATGGCCGTTGAGTCGCCGACGCCGATGTCCCAGATCGTCATGACCGGCAGATGGGAGTTGTTCGGCAGCTTGCCGATGCGCCCTGCTGCGTAAAGCTTTGTGAACTGCTGGGCGTAGTAGGCGCCCTCTACCGATTGCTGGAAGGCTTCGACAGGGATAGACGGATACTCGCGCTTCATGTCATCGCCGAGGGTCTTCTCCTTGGCGGTGTACCAGGCGCGCTGCCCTGGGTTCGTCTGGATGCCGTGCTTGGCCTCCAGGTCGTTGAAGTAGTCGGTCAGGCGCTGCGGGATAACAGCCGTCGCCGGGTCCAGCCAGTACAGCGGGTTACGCCACCAGCTGAAGAAGAAGAATTTCCAGTCGAGCAGGCCCAACGGAGTGCCGGACAGCTGCTGCTTCTCGGCGCTCTGCGAGTAGTCGAAGAAGTAGCCCGCCCTGCCCTCCGCCGTCGACTCAATCGTGACGAAGCAATCGGCGGCGACAGCCTCGAAGGCGCCGGTGACGATCTCTCTGGCCTTGTGGGGATACTTGGCACAGATCTTCCCG